TAGCCCTGTGCGTCAAGCTGCGCGATAGGTAGACCGGCCTCGATGGCCGCACGCTGCGCTGCGCCAGCAGCAATGGAGGAGTTTAGGTTGCCTCGGCTGGCCGCCATCTCTACTCCTTGCCGCCTCGCATTCTCCATATAGGGGGAGCTATTATCCAGCAGCTGTTGTAGCTGGAAGGACACCTGCTCCTGCGGAGTAATCTGTCGCATGAAGTCTAGGCCTAGATAGCTTCCTCCGGGGATAGCTACGCCCATTCCGATACCCGCGCCCGGTCCCGGAGAATTACCCGGAACGCCGGGGATCGAGGGGGTATTACCCCCACCCATCTGTCCGGGTACGCCGGGAGCCTTTGGCTGAGTCGCTTGAGGCTGCGCTGTGGTAGTAGCTGGCAGCATCTGGCCAGCACCCCCAGTGTTTACCTTAGTAGGAGCGGGTAGCGCCTGACCAGCACCTCCGGTGCTTACTTTGGTAGGGGCAGCTTGCGTGGTAGTTGTTGGACTGGGCTGGGAGGTAACTTTGCGAGGGCTCCACCCAGCCGGAACAATGCCGCCCTGCCGCTGAGGCAGGACTAGTTTATCAAGAGAAGGCTGTTGGTTGTTGTTTGCCATTATGCGTCAGTCGCTCCTTGTGGGTTGATTCCTAGCATCAGAACCTGACAAACATGTGCCGGCTCCATCGTATCGTTATTGGTGTTACTGATCTTAAGCTGCACTCCAAGCCCTCTGTTGGCTAGATCAGCCATGCTGCTATTGGCATCGTACATCTGCACGGAATATCTTTCCATAGATTCTGGTAGGGATATGTCCTCTACCGTATCGTGGTACTCGGCTTTTAGATTATCCTGAATACCAGATGCCTGAATCTTAAGGGAAGCTACGCCGTGGGTAAGTCCGTACATACGGACCTTTTGCACGGTGAAGTACTTGTTTTGATCCGTGAACAACCAATTAGTTTCAAAGAAGTGCGGTACCGGCTGACCTGCAAATCCCCACCCTTTATCAAGCTCAAATACATAAGTACTGTAAGCCGGGATACGAGTGTCAAGGGAGGAGGCCAGCAGGTGCTCCTCGCCATAATTATCGATAACCGAACATACCGCTAGGGGCACAAAAGGCCCCGTGCCCTGTACCCCCTCTGGGGTAATGAACCTTACCGTATACTTCTGGAAGGTAAACTCCCCCACCTGAGGATCGTTTAGGGTCATGGTCAGTACGGAGCCATCCTTGAAACACAGACGGTACTGATTCTTAGACCGTACGACATAGGACCGGAGGACCGTGCCTCCGTCGGAGAAATCTTTTACATAACGACGTAGGCGTGGACGTAGCCACTTGTTGACCTTATACGACAGGGGCCGTCCGTAGAAGTCGCCATACAGATCGGACTGCTCTACGGTGAATATGCCGGAGGCGTTGCAGAATACAGGATAGTAAACAGTGTCGAGGGTGTACTCGATGCACCCGGTCTCCGGGGCAATGACCCGCTTCTCCACCTGGCCTGCCTCTCCTACGATACTGCGGATAGACTGCTCGCAGAATACACCTAGGGCTGTACCGTTCAAGCTAGCTAGGCCAGTCACACGATCGCCCATGCCGTGCTCCTGTGCCCCGTCTACTCCCCTGAAATTATGAGGCTCTCCTACTGCCGACATGAGCACAGCCCCCTGCTTGTAGCCTAGGGCAAGGGTATCCATGTGAGCAGCAACGTGACGAGGCTTATCAATATCATCGTCGATGTGAGTGAAGATAAACGCAAATAGCCCTCCACTTAGGTAGAAGGCCCGTCCTGCCCCGTTTACTCCGTACATGCCATCCCACCCATCATCAGCATAAAAGTTGTGGGTGATGAAACGGTACTGGGATTCGTTTTCCTCCAGCTGATCCTTTAGTGGCAGTGCACCATATGTAAAGGTAGTAGCATCCGCAATCGCTATAGTCAGTCCGGGATCAGAGTAGATAACCCACTGATCTTCATCAGGATCAATGGGGATACCATCTCCCGGAGTAAGCAGCTGTAGGTTGCGAATTTGCATGACGCCAGTAGCGTCGGCTCCCGCCCAATCTCCTCCGGTGTCCTCCGGTACGAATATTGAAACAAGCTCAAAGGAATAGGTACATCCGTTGGCGTTGTTGCTTATGTAGTACGTGGCTGACGTGTTTGGGGCTTCTCCGAACTTACGCTCTAGGGCAGGCGGAGGATCACCAGAACTAGTAGTTCCTCCATCAAAGCCAAGAAGCCAGCAGGTTTCCTGAGGAACCCACCCTTGGATATGAACTGAATCCTCGTCCTTATATGCCGTCTCTACGTCTTTGCAGGTCCACAGGGTCCCTACCCTGGAGTTGATATCGCTGTACAGATCTACAAGCTGCAGTGGTGTCCCATCTCCAACATCAGCTTCCACGTTGATGGTAGCCCCGTTGTCTACAGCTTCCTGCCAATCGTCGTAGGTGCCCACCGTAGGAATGATGCTGTAGTAAACGTATGGCAGCTCTCCGTCGGGATACCACACCCAGGTGTTATCGACGATGAGAGCCTCCGCCGAATTATAATCATTGGTTAGAGTATAGCCGTCCGTGTGGGTTAGGTCGATGTTAGTCCCATCTGATGGAGTCCATCCTGGAATGACAGCCTTAACCCCCTTAGGAGGGGCAATAGCGTAGGCCCGGCTATTAAACCAATGCAGGCCTACCGCTGGATAACCTAGGTCCGAAATCTGGGATCGTAGGTAATGAGCATTTTCGAGCAGGGCGGCGTAGTGATCTTCTGTGTCAGTCCAAATCTCATCCGAACTATATGCTACAATGTTAGCAATGTATTCGGTGTCCGGCTCGTTGGACGCCATATCGTAAGCGGATAGCGCTCCGGAAAAGGCATCCGGGGATACGAAGTCTAGGCTGTTGACCGCAATGATAAATAGATTACTGCCCGGGGCATCCACAACGACACCAGCGAGTACTATGCCGTCTCCCTTGCGGGCAACTAGATAGGTGCCGTTAGACCAGCCCGTAGTTTCGTTAGTTGAAACTGCAATGTAGGTATAGGAGGCTGGGGACATGCGGGCGTCGTAAGGCTCGTAACCGTCGATGCGGTGAATGCCCTGTGTGTCCGTGATATCGTAGTTGAGACAGTTCTTTAGCGTGCCCTGCTGGGCCGCTAGCTTGTTGCTCTCAAGATCTAGGCCTAGACCTAGCGGCAGCGGAAGCGGAACTAGATCACTCACGATTGAATCGATCCCTGTAGACAGTTACATCCGGAAGGTAATTGCGCTCCAGCCTAGCCCGGTACAGGCTGGCGTGGCGTGCACCTCGCCGCAGCTTAGCTGGATCTGAGTCGTACTCGCCATGCTTAGCCACGGCCATCCAATAAATGATTGGATGATAATCCGCCGGTAGCCCTTCTGGTACATCATTCCAATCCTGCATATGGGATACGCGGCGGGTGTAGTTGAACTGAACAGTGTATTGCCTGTTGGGACGCGGCCAGAACTCTAGATCGCCGTCAGGTGAAACCGTGAAGATCTGAGGATTATCTACGCTATCGTCGGTAGAGTAACCCGGATTCCACTCTGAGTAGGGTACGTATACTAGAGGCTTTCGCCCAAAAGCCGAATCGTTCTCCTGAACGGAAGAGCCTCCCGTGCTCTGAATAGTAAAACTGTTAACGTCTATATTCTGAATGTCAGAGATCTGCCCATCCCGCACGAAGTTAAATCGGGCCGGGTACTTAATCCGGAACACCCCAGTAGCAGGAGTGGGAGACACTTCATTCACGTATTCGTTAAGCTTGTAGAAGCCCTCTTGCTCTTCAAAAAAGATAGTGGCCTTGGCAGTACCAGAGGCCCAATCTCCCTCGTGCGTAATCACATCCAGAACCTTAAACGTAGCTCCTGTGTCTTGGCACTCAAGCACAGTGCCGGCAGGTGGGGCAGATGCCCGGTTGCCGTTCTCTACGTAAACTCCCGGAGTAACCGTCACGACAGCAATTTTCTGCATCCAGCTCCACTGGTCCCGAGCAAGCTGCAGTTCGGTCCACGCATCCGCAACCCACTTCTTGTAGCGGGAGTACATTTTCTTGTTCGGAGGAGACGCGAACGTAGAGGAGGTGAGGGGGTCGAGTTCGACCCCCCCTTCCTCTAGTGCATCGTTAACCAACTCTAGATAGGTTGCCATTGCTACCTCTTAGTCGTCTTTGTCAGAATCGGCAACTACACTGCCGAGGGTTTCTCCTGAACCAAGCTTGATGAATCCTTCCTTGATAGCTTCCCGCAGTGCAGCACGGGTTGGCCAACGGCCAAACAGTTCGCGGTAACGCTCACGTGGACGATAGGTAGCTTCCCGCATTTTATCCCAGCTGGACACCGGGTCGGGACCCGGAGTACTGGCAAGGATCTGGAACGGGTAAGAGTGCACAGATTCCATCCGGAACTTCTGGGGGTCAGACGCAGGCAGGGAGGGGTCCTCTACTACCTGAGGCTTGGTGGAATGCTGCAGCACTTCTACAACCTTGTGAGGAACATCCTGTGGAATTCCTCGCGGAATAGTCACTACGTATCCGTTAACGCGCACGGTGACTGGACGGCTTCCTGCCTTAACACCAGAGCTTGGATCCTTGTGAATTAGAATACGAGTATAGCCGGGCTTAGGCCCAACGTTCTCATTGACAGGGGCCGCCAGATTGCGGCGATTTTGAGCGTCCTTGATCTTGGCAATCAGCTCGTCCTTAGTGGTATCACGGGCAAAGGGAATGCCGGCGTGATTAGCAAACTTACGGAGCTGTGCAATGGTTAGACTCTCTAGAGCATCTTCGTCAGACATGTAGGTACTCCTTAAGTACGAAAGGGATAGGGGCCTCCCCGGAGAGAGGCCCCTACTTAGTTATTACAGGTTGTTAGCTAGCCAATCCGCACCGTAGTCGTACGGCTTGATATTCGCATCCGGAGAAGCGGTAGCCTGTACGAACTCAACCGTCAGGGTCAGCTTACCTGCAGTGCTAGCCGCTGCCTCAGCAGCAGTAGCGGCCGAGATCACAATGGTAATGGGCTCATCCAGCGGAGCAAAGGCACCGTCTGCATAAGGATCATCACCACCGTTCTCTACACGGACGACACCGCCAGTCTGGCCGATGGTAGAACCGTCGATGAAGAAGTCGAGAACGTCCGCGCCAACCTCACGCTCGTAGCCAACATCTAGAGTCAGAGCTGGGGTTCCGTCGGAGTCGAGGTCAGTAGCCTGCAGAGTTACAGACAGTGGAACTACTTCGGCTCCCAGATTGAAGAAGTAGAACTTATCACCAGCACCTACCTTATATCCAGCAGGAATTTCGATAGACTGGGTGATTACGTTTACTCCCTCGTGGGTAGCCCGGAAGTTGACCGGGTTGATAGCCGCGCGAGATAGAAAATTACGAGCCATGTTTTAGTCCTCCTTTATCAATTAAGCCGACACAGCGGACTCAATGCGGACCATCCAAGTCTCGTTCAGACGGGTTACAACGAACCACATCTTCCAAGCCACGAAGCCACGCTGACCTAGTGGGTCAGTCTCGCTTTCGCCCATCTTGGGATTCTTGACGGCCACGGCCACGGAATTAAATCCGCGAAGCGGGGTGATGGCGTAAGCGTCCTGAGCGACAATGACCAGTGGGTAGACGTTGACGTTGGTGCCATCATTGTCCACACCAGTAATCGAGGCAGAGCCAGCGCCGTAGAAGGGAGCGAAGTGTGGCGACAGGATAAAGCGAATATCCTGGAACTTGCCAATCTCGTAGTCCGACAGCAGAGCGCCCGAAGCATACTTCTCACGAGGCACGAAGCCGGCTAGGTCACGCAGATCGCTCTCGTATGCAGTGTGCCCGAAGGCGATGAATGCCGGAGCGACGGGCTCGGTAGCAACCTTTTCGGAAGCCGAGAGCATCTTGGTGATGTGCTTACCGTGAGCAACCTTTAGAGCCTGCTGGGCCTGACGAAGCTCATCCTCGGTAATGGTGGCAGTTACCTGAGGGCGGCTGGAAGCCACACCAGAGTAAATGACCTGGGTACCACCGCACAGGGTGTTCCAGATTAGCATTTCCTTCAAGGTAATAGCTGCCTCACCGGCAATTTCCGACATGTCCCGAACAACCGGGTCTTCGTGGGTATCTTGGATTACGTCAGTAAAGGGAATCCAGCCGCCGTACTGCGAGATAGTAGCAGTCACGTCGTCGTACTCGAAGTTACTCGGGGCCGGGGTTACGCCCTCAGTTAGGGCTACAGGTGACACATCCAGTGGAACAGGACGCCGCCACTTTAGTACAAGACCCTTGTTCTTGGGCAGATCTTGCACTTTGCCGAACTTATCTAGAATGGCAATTGGACGAGCGTGCTCCAGCATCTTGGCGACCATAAAGACGCCAACACGCGGAGATACGTCACCGTAATGAACGCCAGAATAGGTTGACATTTATATCCTCCTAGTGTTAAATTTCGCCGTTGCGAATCTTTTTGGAATACAGGCGAAACAGCGCCTCCTCATCATCCGGCAGTCCTTCACCGAACGCTGGGGTGGTGGCAATAGACTTAGGTGCTTGGGCTTTTAGCTTACGCTCCCGAGCCTCCTGCGCAATCTTAGCAGCTGGATTGGGCTGAGTCTGCTGAGTAGCATCACTCTGGGGTGGAGTCTTCGGCTGTACTAGTTCGGGATGGTTCTGTTCTACCCACTTTGCAAATAGCTGGATAGCCACCTCAACCTCGTCAGCGTAGATAGACGACGCCAGATTGTAGATGTTCTCGGGCTGTGACTCTTTCCACTCCTTCCATAGTGGAGTGCTAAAGACTTGATCCGCCTGTGGAACTCGTTCAAGCAGCTTGGCTTTCTCTGAGTACCAGAGTTCCTCCTGCTGCTTGCTGGCAAACATTTGTTTAGTTTGCTGGATTTCCTTGCCAACTTCTTCGCGCAGAGGGTTGATCAGTTCTTGGGCCATGGCCTCTAGGGTTTCGGCTAGAACCGGGTCAACCTCCTTAATCTGGGCTAGACGCTCGGCAAATTTGCCTTGACTTGGCAGCGCTGTCTTACGAGTGGCTGGTTCCTGTGCGGACTTATGCGACTCGGACAGTTGTCTCCGTAGCTCTTCTACGGTTCGTTGCAGATATGGAACCCGACCTAGCTCTGAGCGCATCTTCTGCAGTCGAGCCTTTTCTTGTCGGAGTTCCTCAATAAGGGCCTTGGTCTTTTCGTCAGCGCCGGCTAGAGGGTCATCCTCAGCGGGGGCTTCTCCGGCCTTGCCCTCTTCCTCTTCTCCACCTTCCTTATCTGGGGACTCCTCCTCTTCTACTTTCTCCGGCTCGTCGGCGGGAGTCTTTTCGGGTTCGTCCGCAGTATCCTCAAGGGTGGAAGGGCTATTATCACCTCGAAGTTCACGAGAAAACTCGTGGAACATCTTCTCGGCATCTTCTTGGGTTACTTCAGTTTCGGCGTTTAGATTTTGTTTATCCATAAAAGTTCCTTATATTAGTCGCGGGGTCGGTGTTGCCCGGCGGCTCTTTCCTCCGCAAGAAGCTCTTTCACATAAGAAATGCGTCCTCGAAGAAAGTTGGTCCTGTCTACAGGACAATCCGGGTTTGCTAGCTCATCTAGGTATCGCTTAAGGTCGGTAGTTAGCCGCTCCCTTAGTACGATCCATTCGTTGCTACGGTAGTTGAAATTCTTCATTTAGATACCAGTTCCGTACCTGTTTTTCAGCCGCATCTCTTCCATGGTCAGCAGCTGATCTCGGGCCTTTTGGGAGGCCTTGAGTTCTTCCATGAACAGCTTAGTCTCGTTATTCATAACGGCAATACGCTCGGCATAAGCCAAAGCGGCCTTCTTATCCTCCATGGAGGAGTATAGCTGTAGCAGCTGAATTTCCTTTTCATTCTGCGTAGCCAGTACGCGGGACTGGGCTTCGATGAAGCGGGCGGCATTAGCGGCCATCTTCTGCTCGTGTTCCCAAGCCTCACGCTGTTGCTGCAGGGTAGCTTCAAACTGCGCCTGCTGCTCCTTAAGGGCCAGCTCTCGTTCCTTGAGTTCTAGCTCCTTAGCCTGAAGCTGAAGTTCCATCATGGCCGGGTCGGGCTGATTAGCTGCCGCCTCGGCCATCTGCTGACGTATCTGTTCGATCTCCTCAGGTGTGCGAACAATGGCTGAGTTCGGAATGCTCATTGCCGCCAGCTGGGCTCGGAACAGCTCGTCTCGGTTGATAAAGATTGAAGCCTCCGGGTCTTGCTTAAGCAGCATGTGTAGGCGCTCCAGGTCGCGTACCTGCATCTGCTTATTCTTGTACTCGGAGATAGTCTTTACATCAACGGTGTAGTTACCCTTGATCTCGTCCTTCTTGTTGTACTGCATATTCCAAGCGTACATACGACGAATCACCTTTTCTGTGATATTGTCGTCCCAGTCCTCAGACAGGAACTCTAGTACGGTTGTAGATGCAGTACGCATCAGGAGCTGGCCGGTGGCGGACTCGGTAAGCTCTCCGCCTTCCAGTCCTCCGGCGATCATTGGAGTCGAGGACTCCTCTTCCGCAAACTTACGGGAAAGTTCTAGAACCCCGATTAGCTGATCGGAGTAGTTGGGCACGTCGAAGAACTGGATGGCTTTCTGTACATCTACAGAAGAGTCTAGGAGTAGCCAGTACTTCCACGGCTGCATCTCCCAGTCGCCATTCTGCGGCTCAACGAAGGTACGGTGCATGGCAATCTGGGGACCGCTAGAAGCAGCGGCGTTATCCAGAATCATGCGCCAGACTTCGCGGGCTACACGCTGGGCGTCTTTCATTAGCAGCGGGGAACCGAAGCCGAAGATAGAGGCTGGGTCACGCTTCCAGACGGATACGCCGTAGGGAAGCTCGTAGGAAGCCTCAATGTTCTCTAGCTCAATGCGGATTACCTTACCGCCAACAACCCACACCTCTCCGTAATACTCCTCGTTGGGGGATTCGTAAGAGGGGGTGATACCAATCTGTAGTAGAGCGTCTAAGGTAATAGGACCATGATACTCCAGCAGCATATACTTATCTTCAAACAGATAAGGATTGGTGTCGGTGATACCCTTGTAGTCGGAGTAGTATAGATCTAGATAGCGGTCAGGCTTGGTCAGGAGTACTTGCTTGATAGCCTCCTTATCAAAGCCCTTGTTGTTCATGTACTTCTTTAGATCTAGTGCCGAGCAGGGATGAACCTCGATGCAATCGCTAGCCATGCAGAAGTCATTGACCGTATCATCCGGGAAGAAGAACCACGGAGATACGTGCTCGATAGAGGGCTCGGTGCCATAGGCTGGAACAGGCAGCCAGATTGTCTGGCCATTCTCATCCACAGTTGGCTCGTACTTAGTGTAGGTACGCCCCGTGTTGACGGGTCCCTTGATGATACCAGTACCCAGTTGCACACGATCTTCAATGGCTCGACGGACCTTGCGGCCGTAAGCACAGCGCTCTAGCTGAGCTTGGATCGTTCGTTCCATCAGGCGAGCCTTCTCTGCCTCTAGTGGGTCGCTAGTATCGACCGAAGCCGATAGCGACCAGTTCTTTTCTCCACCAGAGAACTGCATGTCCACGCACTGGGCAACGGCAATGTCGCACTTGTTGGCAACGATGTTGTAGTACGGGCGGTCTTTCTTTGGCGTCTTGCCGAAAACAGCCTGAATGGTATTGTCGTCAGCAAAGGAGTCAACAGCAAGATTGCCGAGCACCAGAGCTTGGCTAATGCGCCATTGAATTTCCTTGGGGCGACGCCTTACTGCACGCTCAAAGAACTTGGATTCGATGCTCTTAGCCAGATCATCCAAAAGGGCGTCCAGCTCCAGACGGGCCTGCTTGGCCTGATCCTCGGCAAGAGCTTCCTTCTCCTCTGAGAGCTGGGTATCAGATATCGTATCGCTTGCTTCCATCCGCAATTACTCCCTTAGTTGAAGCTCTGTGCGTCCTGGCACGGTGGGTATTCAGTACAATATACCGGAAACAGTCCATAAGGTGGTCGTGTTCCTTGATTACCTTGCCGTTCTCGCCACGGCGATAGAGCATGTACTCCTTGGCAAAGTTCTGCAGGGTAGAGAAGACTTTGATCTTACCCATTGCCAGTAGATTCCACGCCTGACTAAGCCCAGCTTCTACCTGATTCTTGGCTGGTAGGATGTCTAGACCAGCCTGCTTATAAATGTCCAGTAGACGTTGACCATCAACTTGAGATCGACCGCGAGAGGCCGGGTCAATTACTCCCGGAATCCATGCTCCTCGACTACGAATAGCCGCCGCGTGCACAGCCGGAGAAGCCTCAGCTACATAGTGTTCGTCGATGAGGTAGATTGTGTCTGAATCGGGGTCAATTGCCGCCCAAAGGCAGGCAGTTCGGTTCCAGCCTACGTCCAGCGCGAACATACGCTTGTAGTGATCTGGGATCTTGAAGGGCTCTACCGTGATTTCCTCGATAGGAATAGGGTAAATGTTACCAGATCCCATAGCGGGGATACCCTTGGAGCGGGCCGCACGCAGGTGCGGTGGAGTATCATCCAACATCTGGCGACGTTGCTCTGGGGTCAGCCACGGGGCATCATCCCAGCCTGCCTGAATTACCGCCTTTGTGCCCTGCAGATTGGCTAGACGGGCATCTTCCCCCTCTTCGTCGATACTATCCTCCGCAATCAGAATAGGCTTAGCCCCACAAAGGAACTCTGCCTTGGAGCAGAACCGCACAACGAAGGGGGTCAGGCCCTTTAGCGGAGTAAACGTCACGTAGACGATACCTCCGGTGGTCATGGTGCGCAGCAGACATTCGTTGTAGATAGTGTCCGGGCACTCCTCGTCTAGCCAGATTACGTCCATTGCGGTACCTTCAAAGGCATCCATGGACTGCTCGTAGTTCTTGAAGCCTAGCGTTGACCACCCCCCAGACTTGTGCTTGATCTTGATGATGTCGATACCCTGAGGAACACCAGCTAGAGCCCACACACGGCCTAGTGTACCGGACGGGAGCATCCCTGTGCCCCAAGCGCCTATGGGACCGACGAGTTCCTTCTGCACAATGTCGCGGGTAGTACGTGCTGTTTTACCCACGGCCCACGCTTGGACCGGGCGATCAAACCGCTTACCTTCCCACCAGTCGGGGTATTCCCCCGTCAGGTGGCAGGAAAGCTCGTAAGCTCCGGATAGGGATTTACCCGTACGGTTTGATGCTAGGAAGATGCGTTCCTTGTACTTGGCGCCGGCGTCAAAAAACGCTTTGTGCTTGGGGCAATTCTCGATACCGAACGGGGTTCCGGGCACGAACCACTTCTTGATTCCTGACTGACTGAGGCGATTCTCATACTCCTCCAACAGGTCCAGGAAGCTACGAAGTGTGGCTGCGTCTGCGGTGCCATTAGACACCTGCAGCCCTAGATTTTTTAGCTTCTCACGAAGGCTAGCCTTGGGACCGTCTGTCTCGATCCCAAGGCTATTGAGAAAAGCCTTGCCTAGCTCTTCCATTCTATTAGGACTTGCTGACATTCTTTTTCTCTAGATCCAGTAGTTCCGCATCCTTAAGTTCCACACCCAGACGACGGACGATGCCGGGCAGCTTAGCCAGTACCTTAGCCTGCAGGTCTTCGACACTATCAACCTTCAGAGGAGTATCAGCGCCAATATTCTCCTGACGCTCAGCCCAACCGAAGCGGTTCTTCATGACGAACATCCACAGGTTAGTGTTGAGGTTCTTGTTGAAGAGATTCTTTCGGCCCACGCTGTGCCAGTAAGCGGACGACGCCAGTCTCCCGGCGTCGATAAGCTCCTTAAAGTCCTCGTCCGTAGCGTACATCAGGTCGAACTTCTGCTTGGAAATCTTCAGTTCGGCCATGACCTCTACGTCAGAGCACCCCTCTGCGTAGAGTTGTTCGATACGTTCCGGGATAGATAGCTCGTTACTCACTAGTCCCCTCTTCCTCAGTTGGCTCGATCCAGCCTCCCTTACCATCAGGTGACTTGTACTTGCGGGCAGACTCTACATTCAGAATCTTGGCAAGTGGGAATACAGGATGGCCGTCCATACCATCGTCCGACGGCTGAACACCAACTAGTAGGAGTTCAGTCTCATTGGTCTCGGAGTTCAGGGCTTCCATGACACCGATCATGTTGTTCAGTGCCCCCGAGTACAGCATGTTTAGATAGGGCATGAGACGCCCTTCGGCGGACTTATCGTTGGTGAAAATGTAGGGTACGAGTTCTCGTACAGCTGGGGTCTGGGTATCTTCCGACATTAAATTCTCCTATTAGGCCTGTGGATTAGTGTCGTAATCCGTGTCATTTACGCCACTATCGGCATTCAGCTTGGTGGCTAGGGCAACAGCCCAAGTGTTCAGGTTGGTAACATAGGTGGTTAGATCCGCAATCTCAGCCTGTAGCTCAGCCTTGAGGCGGGCTAGGGCAGCCTTCTGGGTAGTATCAAAGCCGAAGAATTCGTTTGCAGCCATTTCTTAAGTCTCCTTAACGTGTTGACGGACTAGGTTTACAAGCTTCTTGGC